TAATACAGCCGTATCCATAAACATTTCATTACCAATCATGTTCAAGTAAAAAGAGTTTGTATAAGTATTATATGAAAGTATGTCCAATAGAACGGACATATTACTTCCTTCAAAATCATAATCTTTAAAAATATCTTGTGATTTAAGATATGTTTTTAACTGAGTTTTGAATGAAGCAAAGTCAAGATTGACTAAATTTATACTGTTATTTGCCATTATCGAACTCTTGATAGTTGAACGGTGAAAGATACAGGCTGCTGACTATTTGAGATGAAAAACTTAATAGTAACTACTAATAAATTTTGTTCTATATATGGAGTTACTATTACTTCTAAAAGTCCAGCTCTTGGTTCATATCTTTGAATAGTATTTTCAATTACTGTCTTTAAAGCAGATACTGATGCTGGAGTGAGTGGTTCAAAAAGTATCTTGTTTATCTCACAACCAATGTCTGGTTGGAATAGTCTTTCATATTTATTCGTAAATAAAAGATTCCTAATGGATCTAATTACAGCTTTTTCATTGATGTTTTTTACCAATTGCATATTATCTGGATGGGCATCCAAATTGACAAGAAAGTCACTGAAGTATTCAGTTTTTGGAAGTGCTGTAGTTTTTCTATCTGAAAAAGTTATATCCATAATAGTTCTTTTTATTCCTATTTATACCCGCGGAATAGCAGAAGCAACCACACTCGTTGCTTCATTTACCGCATCTTGAACAGTTGGAATTGGAATACATATTGGAGAAAATATAGCTTTAATTATATCACCGATCACGGGTAAACTTGTAATAAAATCCCATATTGTCTTATACAGAAAATTGTAAATTGAATCAATCATATTATTAACTTGCATCAGCAATTCAACACTCATCATTTTCACCGTATTAAACATATTGTCTATTGCTTTAAATAGCCATCCCGTAAGACTGCCAAAAGATAATCCATTTAGTAGATCAGAAATTTTCATTCCAAAATTCATCATTTTTCTAGCAAGAGACATTACCTCATTAAATCCTCCCATGACCATATCTTTTAAATCAATAGCCTTAGCAATTGCAAACACTTTAATTTTTTCGTAAAGCTTATTGACTATTTCACCAATAGATGGAACTTGAGGAAGAGTAAAACTAAATAAGCCTAAAGATATGCTATCTAAAAAGTCAGTAAGTATACCTACCAAATCCATGATTGGCTTTAAAATAATGTCCTTATATTGTTTCATAATCATTTGAAAAATATTAGGTAAAGAAATGTCAGGAAGATTTAAATCAATATAAAATGGGTTTGGAACAAAACTCCAAAGAACATCTAAACCATTGTCAATTGCTTCTCGTATTGCTTTGTAGATTTCTTTAGGAGATATTCCGCCAACAATAATATCGTAAATGGATATTCCTAATCCTAAAATCTTTGGAAAGAATGAACGAAAAAGATTACTAAGCCCAACAAAATCAAGTATCTTTTTAACGCCTTTAATGATTAGATCAAAGAAAGACATGTCATTTAAATGTGATAGTAAATGACAAACTTCCAGGTTAACGCTGCTGATATAAGATCTAGTTCTTTCAACTAAATTGCCTGCAGCATCAACAATATCTTCAACCGTCGAGAACATCTTTTCTTGGAGGGTTCCAATGATGTCTGGAACTACAATTCTTGAAAACAAAGGAGGATGCGTTAAACTGTCTTTGATTTGATTGTATAAAGAATCAAATCCACCAAATGGTCCATTCATACATACGATAACCATATCAACCTCCGTTTATACTTACTTCAGGAGCTTGAAGTGTTATCTTAGTATCTGAATAGATTTCTGCTTCTCCCTTTACGATGATGGTTGACTTACCTTCAACAAAGACTTTTTCATCTTTAAGAGTAACGTTTGTATTGTTACCTTTAATATGAGTAGCCTGACTGCCATCTGCGGAAATCTCAATGTATGTTCCAGATGAATGATAAATGTGAATTCTATTTGCACCAGGCGTATCATCAAATTCAACAGTGTGCCCAGATATAGTTCTCATTACATGATTGTAAGGATACTTAGCAGCATATGTTGGTTTTGGTTCTTTGAATGTTACGCCAGGGTTAGCAGAACTTTCATAATCAATTTGTGTTTTTGGTATGTCATTTACTTCTCTAGCAAGAGCATTCACATCACTCAAGTTTGGATCATTATTATTATGTTTAGAAATTGATCCAATTATCATTGGAATATTTCCTTCAGTTCCTGTTAAAAAGAAACCAAAAACTTGTGATCCATTGAGAAGACCATTAGGTGAGATTCCAATCCCATAATAGCTTGCGCTTTGCACTGGGCTTATTGGTCGAGCCCAGATTAAGTTTTCAGTATAGATTCCATCTTGTAATGCAGGAATTCTTACTTTAGCCCTACCTAGTTTTAGAGGATCATTAATGTCTTCAACAGTACCTATGAACCATCGAAGAAGTCCATCTCCTCCTAAATCATTTAAACTATTCATAGTATAGTTTCTCCATATGCTGGTCGTATTAACTCTAAAGACATACGATATGAAAATGAAGCATTTCCTTGAACGCTTATCATATGTCTAATTTTTGAAATTAGAAATTTCCCAGACATATATTTACTATAATTGACTTTTTTCATATCTTCTGTATCACTACTTGCTACTGGTAACTGTAGATCAACTGTGTCTCCACATGTCAATGCTGCATCGCCATACACGTGTATTCTTGTGATATTACTTGTGCATAAGTTGATATAGAAATCTCTCAGAGGTTGTTCATATGAGAACGTTTCACCTTGAGTAGAATCCCATACAGTATACACTGTGATTGCAGGCTGTTTGCTGTTATCAGTAATGAACGTAGAAAGATGAGGAGAAACATTAACTCCAGCGCCTCTAAGGAATGCTTCAATGTTTGGTTTAGTCACAAATTCAGTTACTACACCAGTTGCAATATCTAAACGTTTATGAACTGTATGTAAACCACCTGATGCAATAATATCTGTAGCGTTATCTTGCACTATTCCCTGATAACCTAATATGTTTCTAAATCTTGCAACGGATGGATCATCGCCTAACTTAAGAAAAAACTTAGCATCTGCTGGACCTTTGATATTGCTTATCAACCATTCAAGCGTCACAAAATGAAATCCATGTACGTTCTCAAAGAAAAGAAAAGTATTGGATACATATGATTTAGATACTGCTTTCTTTCTTAAGAAATCTATTGCTTTTAATGGTTTAAGATTTAGAACTTGAATAGACTGAGTGCCTTTAGTATTATCTACTGATACTTTTTTATTAGAGTTTAAATATGTTTTTACGAATCGAGGAATTGCTTTAGAAATTTCTTCTCCAGTAATTGCTTCTGTCACAACTTGGTTTGAATGTTGAATAACTTCTTCGCTTAAGCACTGTAAAACATATTTAGAAGTTTTAAGTTGATTGTCATATGTACGCAATCCAATTTCATTAACAATAAATCTTCTTTTCACACTGCCTTCAAGTTTAGGAGTAGAGTATTCCATCTCAAGATATACTTTTTGTCTCAATAAAGGAAATGTTTCAATGATATTGATCTGATCAATCATTTGAACATCGCAACTTACGAGCGCATTGAATATTGATTCATAAATGTCAATGCTGGAAACTTGAGAGATTATACTCTGTTTAGTTTTTCCATCATAAGATATGACATTAATTGCAGTTATTAATATGTCATAATTTAATTCATTGTTATTAGCCATTGAGCAATTGCCTAAATTGAGAACTTACAATATCGGTGTAAGCTTTATCCAGAACATTAATATTCTTTTTCTTTGTGTTTAAATCTAATTCATAATCATAATAAGAAATTGGTGTGAAGTATACAAACTCATCTTCTGATATTGGAGTGGTTATGGTCGTTACATCTTGAACAGTTGCAACTGCACCGGAATCATTACCGGTAATATTATTAGCATTAATAGTTCCAGTGATATGTTGTATTGTTAACATAGATGAATTGCTAAATGCAACAAAAGCTGTTCCTCCACTTGTGCTTTGAGTTATCTTTTCGCCAACAATAAAAGATGTATTAGTGGTTAAAGTGATATTTGCACTGATTATTTTATTTGTTGAAATCACAATATCTTCTTTAGACCTAACGTATTCATAGGGATTACCATATAAATCCAAGACTGGAGCCCAATACTTTTTGCGTGAACTCGGGGTAAGAGAATTATATTCTGATACATCTAAAGTAGAATCATCATTGTAATAATTGGTATGATAGAAAGCAATATCTCTTTGGGCCTTATATATTGAACCATATTTCTTTTCAATGTAACGATCAAAATCAATTTGACTTAAAGAATAATCAAAATATGGATCTACTACGTTATTGATATGATGTAATATCCAAACATCATCTGAATCTTGGTAATAGTCATATGCAATATGTTCAATTTTTTGTCCTTCATTCATGGTATATGGGTAATACTGAGGTGTATTACTTATCTTAACACGTGAAAAAATATTCCGTGCAAGATTATTAGCATAGGATATGATTGGAAGATTTGAAAAATATTTCATTTAAATATCTCTTTAAAATGGACCAGGACCGGGAAGGTCTTTATACAAATCACCAGTAGTTTTTGCTTCTAGTGGGTTGAATAAAGGAGTATTTGGTTGACCCGCTATATTATACACTTCTCCAGTATCATCAATATCTTCTCTAAATAATGGTCGTATTTCAGCAAACACTAGTCCAATTCCAATAGCTGTTGGGTTTTTATCATTATGGAATGATAATCCATATGGCGCATAATCAATATTAATTCCTGCTAATGCGCATTCTTTTATTGGAAACATTGAACTTAATTTATCAGGATGAAGTTTTATTTTACATATTTCAGGATATTTTAAGAATGCGCCTATTTCTCCAGTAGGTTGAGATAATGTTCTTTTTCTTATTTGTTTAATAATAGATTTAAGAAGAAACATTTCTTCTCGTGATTCTGGAACAAATATCCATGAAAATTGAAATGCTCTAAGTTCTGGCCCAACGTAAAAAGCTCCAGGAAAAGGATTCATTGAATAACCTAATAAATTTCCCACTGTTGCGGCTAAATCAACTCCAAGAACATTATAGTTTTTCATTGCAGCACCAACTCCATATAAAGCCGCTTCGCCTGCCATTTTACCTATTGAACTAAGATTTTCTCCAAGTCTTTCCCAATTAGTTGCACTATTTCCACCCTTTAAATCTAGATTTCCAATTTTTTGCATAGCATTCATTGCTAATCCAGTAATACCAAAATTAGCATTTTGCCATCCTAAAGATTGAGCATCAGATAATTGTGGAGGTAATGGCAAATCTACTCTATAAGAAGGATTAAATCTAATACTATCTTGTTTATTATCGCCATAATATGGTCTAACATATTCACCAAATTCTAATTGTATAAAATAATTGCTATATGTTAAATCTGGAGGATATGTTTGAAATTTATAAGAATTATCATCTTTATGCTTATTCATTTCATCAGCAATATTTTTTGCTTTAGGTCTTTCTGTGTTTAATCTGTTGATTCCAGATCGATCTACTTGGTCATTTTTAATTCCATCACCAATTCCACAAGAGCTTAGTGTAATTGTACAATGTTTCTCACTTGTAGCTGAAGTAAATATGCCAAGGACATCTCCAACGGCTCCAGAAACACCATCAAATAAACCACCTACTGCTTTTGATGCACCATCTAATAGACTTCCTGCTGCATTAGTGACACCACCAATGACGCCGTTAACCGCTTTATTTGTATAACTACTTACTGACATTTATGTTTTCCTATAAATACGATTATGAGCTATAAAGGTTACTTCAAAGCAAAATATCCAAGTAAATATAAAGGCAACCCGACTACTATTATTTATCGGTCTTTATACGAACTAAAGCTAATGACGCACTTGGATAAGAATCCAAACGTGTTGGAGTGGGCATCAGAAGAGTTCTTTATACCCTATAAGTCTCCTATAGATGGAAAAGTTCATCGTTATTTTCCTGATTTCTGGATCAAAAAAAGAAACACAGAAGGCATAATTGAAACCGTCGTGGTTGAAGTCAAGCCATATATTCAAACCATTCCTCCAGTTCCCAAGAAACAAATAGACAAACGGTACTTAACTGAAGTACAGACTTGGGGTGTAAACCAAGCAAAATGGGAATCCGCAAATAAATATTGTAATGCAAAAGGCTGGAAATTTTTAATAGCTTCAGAAAAAGAACTTGGGATTAAACTCTAATGGCAACTCCTCTTGATTGGTTTAAAGATAAAGTAGAAGAATTGAAAAGCATCTCTGCTCCTGGAAGCATGAAGCAAGGTAATATTAGAAATGGAGTAGGCCAAATGTTCTTATTTGGCTATAATCCAAAGCACGCCGCTACTCTTAAATACTATGATACTTTGCCATTAGTGTTTCCATTTAGAATTGAAACTACTGGATTCTATGGATTAAACTTACACTATTTACCATATGCTTTAAGATCTGGTTTAATTAACAGTTTGTCTTTAAATAATAATAAGAAAGACAATACTACACGAGCCATAAATATAATGTCTGCTAGTTTCTTTGAGCCGTGCATAAAACATTACTTATTTGGTCATGTAGCATCAAAGATGATGTACATCAATCCTGATGAATGGGAAAAAGCTATATTGCTACCAATAGAAGCATTTAGAAAGTCCAACAAAACAGCAGTCTGGGCTGAAAGCAAAAAGAAATTAGGAATACGATAAATGGCAAGTAATGAACTCACAGATGCTATTGGAAATAGAAATAGAGGCAATCAAATTGGAAGCCGGGGAGCAAATGATCCTAGAGCTACAGGCTCATTATCACCAACAAATGGGCAAACAACGAGTTCATTGAATTTTGAAGGTTCAGGCACATACATAGCAAAATCACGTGGTTATGGAGGTAAAGAAATATCTCCTGAGGAATTCAGATCAGCATACGATAAAAAAGTATTTGAAAGAGGAGCGACACCAACGCCTCCTCCATATGACCCAGTAGATCCAAACAAATTTAGAATAAGCAAATTAAAAGAAACTCTTTCAAAAGTTAATGTTCAAAAAACAAACTTATTCACTGTAACTATAAAGAATAGCAATAGATTTATAAGTGACTCACGATTTAAAGAACAAGATTTAGTATTATTATGCCACGATGCAACATTACCTGGCGTTGGTCTTTTTACTACAAATGATTATAAAAGATTTGGTGTAGGATTTCAAGAACAAGTTCCATATGGTGCTGCTTTTAATGAAATCTTTTTACGATTCATAGGTGATGGTCAAGGGCATGTATTAAATTTCTTTGAGACATGGATGAATAAAATTGTAGCATTTTCAAATGCGCATGATTTATCCGCACCTCAGCAATCAGTAGATGGAGCGTATTTATGGGAACCGGGTGAAGTTGCTTATAAGAAAGAATTTCAAACCGAAGTAGTAATTGAAACATATAATACAGCCGGTGGCACTATTGACAAGTATACATTATATAAAGCTTTTCCAGTAGCTTTACGTGATGCAGAATTATCTTGGGCCGCAGAGAGTCAAAACAGTTTAATGTCAGTCATATCTCAATTTTCATTTTTGAACTGGAAATCAGAAAGATTTGACACCGCAAATATGATTAAAGCACAACTTCCAGGATTAAATTTCATACAAAGCCTTTTAAAACTTGGTTCAATTTATTCTACCTTTTCAGCTATTGGTGTTCCTAATAGCATAGCCGATATAATTCAAACATTTAATAACGTAAATATTATTGGACGTAATTCCAGAAGTATTTTTTAATTTGGAGTGAGATATGCAATTACCTAAGATTCAAACACCGATTTTTAATATTGAAATACCATCAACTAAGAAAACAAAGAAGTTTCGTCCATTTCTTGTAAAAGAAGAAAAGATACTTTTGCTTGCACAACAAGGAAATGATAGTGATCTTTTAGATGCGATTACACAGATCATTAACAATTGTTGCTTGGAAGATCTAAACATTTCATCACTTGCCAGTTTTGATTTGGAATATATCTTTTTAAAATTAAGAGCTAGATCTGTCAATAATCTAGTTGAACTCAAGTACAGAGATAAAGAAGATGATAAAATCTATACTTTTGAAGTTGATCTAGATAACGTTGACATTATCTATGATTTAAATCATACAAATAAGATTAAAATCAATGATCAATATACAATTCTAATGAAGTATCCTGGGATTGATCTTCCTGATCAAATTAAAATGGTTTCACAGGATGATGTATTTTATAAGATGATTGTAAATTGTATTGATAAAGTATATAATGATAATGAAATATTCAAGATGAATGAGTACTCATTTGAAGAAGCTAAAAATTTCATTGATAACTTAGATGTTCCTACTTTTGAGAAGATACAGCATTTCTTCAATACAATGCCTAAATTACTACATAGGCTTGAATATGTCAATTCTAATGGAACTCCTAGAGTAATAGAAATACAAGGAATCAAAGATTTTTTTATGTAGCGCTGAGTCATACCACGCTGAATAATTACTTTACGTTAATATTCGCTTTGGCTCAGCACCACAAATATTCTATATCAGAGATTGAAAACTTGATTCCATTTGAAAGAGACATTTATGTCGATATGTTATTAGACTTTTTACAAAAAGAAAAAGAAAGACTCAATAATCAATAGAGGGCAATAAATGTCGAGTGAAGTCTTAGAAGAAAAGATTGATCTTGATGGGGATGGAAAAGTGAGTAATAAAGAGATTAATGTAGCTGAAACTAGATTTAAAAATAGACGTCGAATGGCGTGGTTGGCTATGGGCGCTATGGTTTC